TCAGAATTTGGTTGAGTTGGGCTTACTTCAACATATAATGAACCTACAGCAATATTTTTTCCGCCGCCTGCTAAATCTAATCCGTCAAAAGATTTTAATGGGTTGCTATATAAAGGTGCAGGAACTGTAGCCCAAGTTTGAGTAGCACCACTATAATATTTTACAGACCAATTTGCTCCTCTTCCCGGTGATGTTGTTTTAACCCAAACACTACCAGTCTGAGTAGTGGTTCCCACCCATGTTGGATATTCTGTATGCGGAGTAACTTGAACTTTCTTTGATCCGTCAAATGTATTTGTAACAGCTACCCATGAATTAGATATCGCAGTTGTTTTATACCAAAGTTTTACTAATCCACTAGAAGTAGCATACACTGCATAGTCCCCAGGCTCACCAAAATTATCATTCGGGGTTCCGCCTGTGCTTACAGTTGAATAATTTTGATCGTTGATATATAACGGAGTTTTTACACTAAATGTTTGAGTCGAGCTTGTCCATTCGTTAATTCCAAAAAGACTAGAATCAGTATCTAACCAATATGTTCCGGATTGTGGATCCCCAGTCGGAGCATCACTTGTTGGGTTTAATTGTTCTAGGTCAATATCTGCTCTTACAATATACGCTCTACTGCTTACTCCTAATAAGCTATATGCAGCTTGTAAACCATATTCATTTACTTCGCTACCATGCACTGAATTTCCAGAAGCATCGGTATAAAAATAAGGGGTTCCGAAAGTGTCTACTAAATCTCGTTGGCTAGTTATTGCATAAACTGTCCCAGCTTTAGCTGCGGTTGTCCCTTGTGCAGTTCCGGTGCCTGACGCATTTTTCTTGTCTTGTGCAGATGCTACAAATATTAAGGGTATTGTTCCCGGAGCAGCCGGAGTATAAAAACTCTCGTCAATTACTGTTACTTCAATTCCTGGTGAAACTAGTGCCATTATCTATCTCCTCAAATGGATTACTTTCAATTATTTAGCAGTAAACCCAAAAAACTGCCAGGTTAAATACTAGCATAAAGGAACAGAAAAGGGCGTGAATGAGAAATCTTTGTAAAATTTGTCGAGAAAGACCAGTGGCTATTAATTATTATAAAAATGGCCGGCCATTTTATAGATCAAAATGCGATCACTGTTCTAAAGGGAGAAAAATGGGCAACCCTCTTTGGGTTAAAATGGGATACAAGAAAAAAACAATATGTGATCGATGCGGATATAATTCAAAATTTGCAGAACAGTTTAATGTTTTTTATGTAGACGGCAATCCTTCTAACTGTAATTTTTCTAATTTAAAAACAGTATGTGCTAATTGCCAACGTATTTTACATAAACTTAAACTTCCGTGGAAACAGGGAGATTTAACACCCGACTTTTAATTTGTTCGAACAGATAATCAATAGTGCCATTATTATCTATTTCAAAATCTATTCCGTTTCCAATCCACGCCCATTCTGAACTATGGATCCCTCTATTTCTCATTCTAGCACGAGCAATAGCTGATCCTAATACATGTTCTCCTGCATTTGCTAATTTAGCGTCATTATACCATTCAGGATCTGCACCTCTAACAATCCTAACTACTTTTCCGCCAGCACGTTTAATAGCTGCAATTTCGTTAGGAAAACGAACATCACTGATTACAATGTCGTCTTTGGATTTACGCAACCTGTTTTCTAAACTTGCAATCCAAATATCGTCGTGAAATCCGCTACGACAAACTTCTGTGCCCCAATATTGTAACACCCATCGAGGTGTAATTTCTTTACCTAAACGATTTGACCACCATTCGTCTTTTTGTTCTCGCCACTCTCGAGCTTCTTTAGTGCGACCTTCTAGGAAAATTCGATCCCACCCGAATACATTTGCTACAGCATCTTTTAAAGAATTTGCAAAGCTATCACGACGGAATTCGTAATAGTTAATTAAAAAATCTGCTGCTGTATCTTTACCCGATCCGATAAATCCGCAAAAACCTACAATCATAATATGCCCCTTTTAAAGCAATACTATAATTTATATAGAAATGATCAGTATGTCAAGTTTTTATTAACCTATAACGAAAGTAAGTGGTTGATCTCCAGCTTTATAATTAATTAAATCTTGTTCTAAAGTTTCAATTTCAGCTTTACCTTCACCCTTTAATGCCTGTCCGTTTAGACTAGTTCCGCCTTGTGGGCTTGCAATTTGAGCAAATTTCTCTCTAGCTTCGCCTAACATAATTTTACATGTTGCTAGACTATAATCTTTTAGCCATTGACTTGCATAAGGGTCTTGAAGTAAATTAAAATCAGGACGATAATTATATTGCCAAATTAGTAATTCTTCTTCAGCACGCGGTCTTTGCATTAGGGTTAATAATTTAGTAGTTCTATTGAACGTAAAATTAATATCAGAACCGAACATTTTTCCTACCATTTTTTGATAACTGGCAAATGCGTAATAAGTCGCTAACCCACCCATATGTGTGCTCGTTAACAAATATGTATTAGAATAAGCTAGGTTAAATGGTTCAAAGAGCGTACCGCCATCGCCGCCACCTGTGCGACTTCCTATGGAACGACGGAAAAGTTGACGAACTTGCATAACTTCTTTTGGAAGTATGTATTCATTAACATCAACTTGTAGTGTTAAAAACGCATAGCTTTCTTCTATAGCATTACTGCTACGTTGTCTAAATTTCCCCAATGCACGATCAATCGCAGTATTGTAATGTTTAGGATCTAATTCAACATCAATCATGCCATCACCTAGCATGTCCTTGACATAATCTACTACTTTTTGACGTTCTAATTCTGTTTCGTTCATAATGATATTTATCCAATAAATATACAATAAAGGAGAATAAAAATTCCACGTTTAAGTCTTTATAGGCCAGAAAAAGGCAATGATTTTCGTTTTTTAGATCGAGTAATTAACGAACAATTTCAAGTCGGCGGTACTGATGTTTATATTCATAAGTATCTCGGACCAGTAAATCCTGTTGACGGTGAAAGCTCTCCTTCTACTCCCAATAATGCTAACTCTATTCCAGAATTAGGTATTCAAGATCTAATATTTATGGAAAATAGAGATAGGCACTATGACCCGGATGTATATGTTATCCGCGGAATCTATCAAATGCAAGATTTAGATTTCAATTTAAGTCAATTTGGAATATTTCTTCAAAATGATACAATAATGATAACGTTCCACCTTCGCGGAAGCGTAGATTCGTTAGGTCGTAAGATTATGGCAGGCGATGTGTTAGAACTACCTCATTTAAAAGATGAATATGCTCTTGATGATAGCACAGTAGCCTTACGTAGATTTTATGTAATACAAGATGTTACAAGACCGGCAGCTGGATTTAGTCCAACTTGGTATCCGCATTTACTTAGAGCAAAGTGTGTTCCGTTGGTCGACAGCCAGGAATTTAAAGAAATTTTTGACAGTGATTCTGGTGCAGGTGACGGGAGCACCCTAAGAGACATGTTATCAACTTATAAGCAAAGCATTGATATAAACAATCAAATATTAGAACAAGCTAACTTAGATGCTCCTATTAGTGGGTATGAAACAAAACATTTGTTTGTTCTGCCATTAACTAAAGACGGGCTTGTAGATACCGCCGATGCTTCCGATATCGATAATGATGCTAGCACTGATAATCATAGTTTAGACGCCAGCATTATATTACAAAGCCCGTCAAAAGATTTATATGTTGGATATCTAACTGGAGATGGAACACCACCTAACGGTGCACCATATGGATTTGGTATTAATTTTCCAACTAGCCCTGTTACTGGACAATTTTATCTAAGAACAGATTACTTACCGAATAGACTATTTAGATACGACGGAAAACATTGGTTAAGATACGAAGACAATGTAAGAATGACTTTAAATAATTTCGGAAATAATGATGTGTCGTCCGGAGTTCATGCAGGCAATGCAGTAAGAAAAACACAAAAAACTAGCTTTATTAATAACAATAATACAGCAACTATCGCCGGAGAAGTTGTTGTAGAACGCCAGGCATTAAGTAAAGCATTAAAACCACGAGCAGATGTTTAATGGAGGCAACAGTTTAACCCTGTTGGAATAACATAGATTATTTTTATGATGCACAAGTAAGAAGATATCTTACGCAATTTATGCGTGTAATGAGTAACTTTAATTATAAAGATGCAAAAGGACAATTAGTCCAGGTACCTGTCCGATACGGTGATATGAATCGCCAAGTTGCTCAAATTTTAAAGAAAAATTCTGAAAACACTGTCCAAAGTGCTCCTTTTATTGCATGTTATATAAAAGATTTGCAATTTGATCGCCCTAGAATGCAGGATCCTACATTTATAAGCAAATTACAAATTAGAGAAAGAGAATTTGATGATACCGGAAATGAATATTTAAACACCCAGGGAGCAAATTATACTGTTGAAAGATTAATGCCTACCCCCTATTTGGCAACATTTAACGCTGATATTTGGACAACTAACTTAGATCAAAAATTACAGATATGGGAACAAATTACTGTTTTGTTTAACCCTAGTTTAGAAATACAAACTACAGACAATTATATAGATTGGACTAGTTTAAGTTTATTAGAATTAACAGGTCAAGTGTTTAGTAGTAGAGCTATTCCCCAGGGGTTAGAACAAGATATAGATATAACTTCATTAACTTTTACAGCACCAATTTGGATTACTCCTCCTGCTAAAATTAAAAAATTAGGAATTATAACAAAAATAATTGCTAACATTCATGCTATTGCCCCAGGAACTATTAGGTCAGAATTTACAGATCCAAATATAGTTGAATTTTTTGACGAGTCAGATACTAAAATAATAGTCACTCCGGGAAATTTTGACTTATTAGTATTAAACAATGTTGCTACTTTGATTAAAAAGACTGGTTCCAAAGATGATATCGACATTACTTTACCACAAAATAAAGGTTCTTGGTATAAACTTTTAGACATGTATCCTGGAAAATTTAGAGCAGGATTGAGCCAGTTAAGATTGTTAAAACCCGATAACACTGAGATAGTTGCTTATATAAGCTTAGATCCATATGATGAAACTAAAATGGTTTTAAATTTTGATGCCGACACCGTTCCTTCTAATACTATT